AACGAGGAGGTGTTGACACGTTTTGTTAGTTGGTGTAAAATGCAGTCGAGCAAGTCAGGAACGGCGGTAACAGAAGAGTTCGTTCTAGCTCAGATACCATTGTTCATTAATCATTTGTATACGAGGTAATCATTATGGCAGTTGTTGAAGGACATGCTTACTGGTCTTTTGTCACTACTCCTAACACCAAGTTCACCCCCTGCTATTCGGTGAATCTTGTGGTTGACCCTGAGATTGCCGAGGACTACCGCTCTCGTGGGTTCCCGGTTAAAGATATGGAAGAGGGCCCTGCACTGATCATCAAGCGCAAGGTCAACGGCCCTAATGGTATGATTCGTGAGGCACCCGACCTGATCGACCGCTATAAGAAGCCCCTGAATGTTGCGGTAGGTAACGGCTCTCGCGTTAAAGTTCTCTTCAAGGAATGGGACACCAAGTGGAACGGCACGGTCTATAAGGGCCTTGACTTCAAAGCCATGCAGGTTCTCGACCTTGTGGAGTATGGTGGCGGTGACGTAAATACCGCTTTTGATGTTGAAGCAGAAGAGGAAGAACTCTAGTGGCTAATACTTATTACGTTGATGATAAGACCTATGACGTTGATAAGTTTTCTGCCGAAGGTCAGCAGGCATTTCGCCTGTTGGCCCTGGCGCAGCAAGACTTCAATGTTGTACAAGATACCCTGACCCTACGGCAAGCGGCAGTCCTTGCGCTGCACTCCAAGGTCCAAGAGTATCTTACCGATGAAGCACTAATTACTGAGGAGCCTTCGGAGGAATAACCTTTGGCTTTTGTCAAAACGCATGTCGCTTGTCCGTTGTGCGGCGGTAGTGATCCTGCCGCCATCAACGAAGATGGTTCCGCCAAATGCTTTTCCTGTGGCGGGTTTATTCCAAACTATGAAGCTGCGATGGGCGGTACAGTGACTGAGATTGCTACTTACCAGAGAAACAAAATGGATGACTCCACTAGCTATGGTGAGTTTTACGCATTAACTGACAGGGGGATTAGTTTAGACACAGCCAAGAAGTACGGTGTTCGATCTGTCAAGGATCAGGCCGGTAACATCTACGAACATAGCTATCCTTATTATGTTCATAATGAGATTGCAGGCTACAAAGTCCGCAAGACCAAGGACAAGAGCTTCATGTGGCAGGGTTCACCCCGTGGCACTGGACTCTTTGGTCAACAGGCATTTCAACAAGGCGGGAAGTACATCACAATTGTTGAAGGCGAGTGTGATGCTATGGCCGCCTATGAAATGATGGGGTCTAAGTGGCCTGTTGTTTCTGTTAAGAATGGCGCCCAAGGTGCAGACCGGGATGTCAAAGATGCCCTAGAGTTTTTAGAATCTTTTGACAATGTTGTTGTCTGTTTCGATAACGACAAGCCTGGGCGTGAGGCTGCTCGCAAGGTAGCCCGAATCATTAAACCCGGAAAGGCGCGTGTAGTCACGTTGCCCGAAGAGTTTAAAGACGCTAACGATATGCTCAAGAAAGGCCGCCAGCAGGTCTTCATGAATGCTTGGTGGGGTGCTAAACTCTATACACCTTCTGGAGTCTTGAACGTCAGCGACCAGTTCGATTCCTATATGAATCGGCCTAGGAAGCCTTCTATTCCTTACCCGTGGCAGGGCTTGAACGATAAGCTTGAAGGCATGCGGCAAGGTGAGTTGGTTACGTTGACGGGCGGCACAGGCCTTGGAAAGTCCAGCGTTACCAGAGAGATCGAACACTGGTTGATTCGCAACACCGAGGACAATGTAGGTGTGATCGCCCTTGAGGAAGACTGGCGAAGGACCATCGATGGTATCGTTTCCATTGAGGCTAATGCCCGCATCCATATCGATAGCGTCAGGGACGCTTACCCGCAAGAGGAGCTTCAGAAACATTATGAAACTATCTTCACGGGTAAGAACAAGGACCGTGTCTGGGTCCATGCCCATCATGGCATGAATGACCTTGACAGCATCTTTAGCAAGCTGCGCTTCATGGCTATCGGCTGTGATTGCAAGTGGATTATTGTTGACCACCTTCACATGTTGGTCTTGTCCACGCCGGAGAATGATGAACGTCGTGCCATTGACAACATCATGCACCGGCTGCGTACCCTTGTTGAAGAGACCGGCTGCGGCATGGTCCTTGTGTCCCACCTACGTCGTGTTGATGGTAACAAGGGTCACGAGAATGGTATTGAGACTGGTCTCAGCCATCTTCGTGGGTCTCAATCCATTGCCCAGTTGTCTGATTGTGTCATCAGTCTTGAGCGTAACCAACAGTCTGATGATCCAGTCGAGGCCTCAACCACCAAGGTCCGGGTGCTTAAGTCTCGGTATACCGGGGACGTTGGCCTAGCCACCCACTTGCGCTACGACAAGGACACGGGTAGACTAGGCGAAGTAGACGTTGAAGAGTTTGAAGAGGCCTTTGAGGTAGAAGAACTATGACCACCCTTGTCTTTGATATTGAGGCTGACGGCCTAGACCCAACCAAGATTTGGTGCATTGTCGCCATTGACACAACCACCAATCAGGCTAGGTCTTTTGATCCTAATCAACTAGAGGAGGGCCTTGAGTATCTTAAGAGCGCCACTAAGCTAGTCGGCCACAATATCATTGGCTACGATTTGCCGGTCATCAAGAAGCTAATGGGCTTTGACCTAGAGCCTGGGCGCAAGATTGTGGATACCCTTGTACTGAGTAGGTTGTTTAATCCTACCCGTGAGGGCGGCCATGGCCTAGAGTCCTGGGGGTATAGGTTGAAGTCTCCTAAGATCGAACACAATGAGTTTGATCAATTTACTCCAGAGATGCTGAAGTATTGTGAGCAGGATGTTGCCCTTAACTTCAAGGTCTTCAACGCCCTTAAGCTAGAAGCAAAAGGCTTCAGCCCCCAGTCTGTTGTACTTGAACACGATACCTACCGTATCATCAACACACAGCGGGACACGGGGTTCTTGTTAGATATTCGTAATGCTACTTGTTTAGTTGCGGAGCTACAGGATGAACTTACTAAAGCTGAGAACGAAGTACACAAAACCTTTACTCCAAAGGACAGCTCTCTTGAGCTTCAGCCGCTTCTTACTAAGGCGGGCAAGGTTTCTAAGATGGCTCAGGTTGTCGGCTCTAACAAAAAAGTTCGGCTCTCTGATGAAGAACATGCGAAGGCGTCTTCGAAACCTGATGCGACCTTTGTACGTTCGGATTCAATCCCCTTCAACCTAGGTTCCCGAAAGCAGATCGGGGAATACCTCATTGAGTTTGGTTGGAAGCCTAAGAAGTTTACTCCTACGGGCCAGCCGATTGTCGATGAAACCACCCTAGAGAAGATTGGGAACATCCCCGAAGCCAAGCTGATTGCTCGTTACCTTATGCTTCAGAAGCGCCTAGCACAGATTAATTCCTGGCTCAAAGAGGCGCAGGAGGATGATCGTGTGCGTGGCTATGTCAATTCTAATGGCACGATTACGGGCCGCATGACACATAGCAACCCTAATATGGCGCAAATCCCTAGCACCAACAGCCCTTATGGACATGAATGTCGTTCATGTTGGACGGTACCTGAGGGCTACAAGCTGGTAGGTATTGACGCCTCTGGTCTTGAGCTGCGAATGTTAGCCCATTACATGAATGACGAGGCATTCACTTATGAAATTCTCAACGGTGATGTACACACAGCTAATCAAAGAGCTGCAGGACTTGAATCAAGAAATCAGGCTAAGACTTTCATCTATGCACTCCTATACGGCGCAGGAGATGCAAAGCTTGGAAGCGTGGTTGGAGGAAACGCAAAGCATGGTGCAGAGCTTAGACAGCGTTTCTTTGATAATCTCCCATCATTTAAGGCTCTTAAGGATAGAGTTGCAAGAGCGTCAGCAAAGGGATGGGTCAAAGGCCTAGATGGCCGCAAGCTGTTTATCCGCTCTGAGCATGCGGCACTTAACACTCTGCTACAGGGTGCGGGTGCCATCGTTATGAAGCAGGCCTTGGCCTTGTTTAACGACAAGATCAAAGACCTCGATGCACGGTTTGTTTGTAACGTCCACGATGAATGGCAGCTTGAAGTATCTGAGAGCATTGCAGAACAAGTCGGGCGTCTAGGTGTGGAAGCCATCGAAAAAACTACCGAAGTGTTGAAGCTTCGTTGTCCCCTTACTGGAGAATACAAAATTGGAAACAATTGGGCTGAGACACACTAAGCTGATTTCGCATAGCATCAGGCCCGATCAGTCTTCAGAAAGCATTGAAGACCTTGTGGCCTACTGCGCCCGAGTCAGTAACCCCAGCAACCAGAACAACAGTAAGACGGCCCCTCGCCTCATTAAGTATTTGATGAAGCATAAGCACTGGTCACCATTTGAAATGGCTAGTGTTGGGATTGAGATCAAGACTACTCGTGATATTGCTCGACAGATTCTAAGGCATCGTAGCTTTAGCTTCCAAGAATATTCGCAGCGGTATGCGGACCCAACACAAGACCTAAACTTCATTCATCGTGAGGTGAGGCTACAAGACCCCACGAACCGCCAGAACAGCATTGAGCTTGAAGACGATCATCTTGATTTGTCCTGGCAGCACCATCAACTTAATGTCCGCAAGGCGGCAGTGGAGGCCTACAACTGGGCCATCGAAAACAACATAGCCAAAGAGGTTGCTCGTGCTGTGTTGCCCGAAGGACTAACAGAATCTGTTCTGCAGATGCACGGTACGGTACGCTCTTGGTTGCATTACATTGAAGTGAGGACTGATCCATCAACGCAAAAAGAACATAGGAACATTGCCGAAGAGTGTGCTATAATCTTAGGGCAGTTAATGCCAAAGTTTATGGAGATACACAATGAAAAAGGGTAATAACATTGTCTTTCAAGATGGTGAGTGGTGGTACACGGGATGCTCTGATGGCTATCGTCGGCGCCTGTCGTCGCATCGCCGGAAGAATCGTAAGCGGATGTTTGTCAATGGTAACTATGTTAAAGTGTCACATCCTCTTCATCGCTCCGGGCGCTATGAGGACTTTGAAGATGCTGCCTTTGCGGCTCTTAAAAACTATAGTCGCACTTCTCAAGGCCAAATCTACATCGTCGCCAACCCAAGCTTCGAAGGCTGGGTTAAGGTAGGCATGGCCGTTGACGCCACTGATCGCGTGAATAAGTATCAGACTTCAAGCCCCTTCCGAGACTATGAGCTTAAGTACAAGTTCGATGTTAATGATCGACGGGCCGCTGAGACTAAGGCGCATGACGCTCTTCATGCTCGCTTTGAATCTAGCGGTGAGTGGTTTAAGTGCAGCCCCTTACAGGCATGGTCAATCATTGCAAATCTAGTAAAAAATACAGAGGCTAAAGCCGCATGACAACAACACTAGATGCGCTAGTTCCAGACATCTACGAAAAGCTAGAGGCTCTCTCACAAGGAGAGCCTTTACCGCTTAATGAAGATGTATTAGATCAAACGCTAGCTAACATCAAGGAAAGTATCCTGGGGTGGGCAAACCCTTCAGAACGCAACAAAGAATTCACTCTACGCATGTCTAACATTGGGCGGCCCCTGCGTCAGTTGTGGTATGAGAGCCGCGCAGAACCCTCAGCTCATGTGCCTTCAGCCCCCGACCAGATCAAGTTCCTGTACGGCCATATCTTAGAAGAGATTGTTTTGATGTTGGCCCGAATTGCAGGCCACGATGTTACTGATCAACAGAAAGATGCAGAGGTTGAAGGCATTAGCGGCCACATGGACTGCAAGATCGACGGGGAGGTGGTTGATGTTAAGACCGCATCACGGTTCGCGTTCACTAAGTTCAAGAACGGGACGTTACTTGACGATGATCCTTTTGGTTATCTTACTCAGCTTGCTTCCTATGAAGCCTCGGAAGGAACCAGTAACGGTGGCTTCTTGGTTATCAACAAAGAGAGCGGCGACCTCTGTTTATATCGGCCCGATGATTTAGAGAAGCCCAGCGCCCCGGATAAAATTAAATATGTCAAAGAGGCTTTGAGTGTTGACTCATTACCATATAGGTGCTATGCTCCTATAGCTGATGGTAAATCAGGCAACATGAAATTACCTAAGAACTGTGTCTTCTGTCCATTCAAGTTTGAATGCAATGCAGATGCAAATGATGGGCAAGGCCTACGAGTCTTCAAATACTCTAGCGGCCCTACCTACCTTACCAGAGTAGAAACAGAACCACGAGTCGAAGAGATCACAGATGAATTCAAAAAAGGTTAAACGTATCAATAGGCATGTCCGAGACCTTTTAGTTCTTTGGCTTCAGAGCCTATTAAACGAAGAAGAGGCTAAGCAAGTAAGCCTCGCTAACTACAAAGAACTTATGCCTAATCAGACTCATGTGTTCCTTCAGGGCAAGCTTAGCCTTAGCGCCTTCTCAGAAAAATGGATGCGCAAGAAAATGAAGAAGCTTGTCTCTCAACAACCGACTAGGGCCGTTGAGTCCTTTGGACTTCAGGATGTTACAGCAGCTTGAGGACAAGGACTATCCCCTAGATGCAATGATAGTGGGGTTAGCACAGCTATTATGTTCAGGCTTAGAAGTAAATTCTATAGACTCCTATACGCTCTTAAAGCTAAAGCAGGCTATAGAAATTCAACTAGAGTTATTAGAGGCGAACATACATTGAAGATTCGGAACGGTTCCAGAAAGCCTCGTGTGAAACGCCCAGTTGAAAAAGACCTAGTGACTGGTTATGACTCAAACTTTGAGTATGAGTTGCATCAGGATGTCTTAAAGAATTGGGGGTTTCATACCGAGACTGTTGACTATATTGTCGAGCATACCTATCACCCTGACTTCATCAAGGAGATAGACGGTAAGACAATCTTCCTTGAGGCTAAGGGCCGCTTCTGGGACAGTGCCGAATACAGTAAATATATTTGGATTGATAAAGCCTTGCCTGAGAACTACGAGCTTGTGTTTTTGTTTGCTAACCCCAGCGCCCCTATGCCAAACGCAGCAAGGCGCAAGGACGGAACAAAACGTACCCACGCCGAGTGGGCAGAATCAAAAGGGTTTAAGTGGTTTAGTCAGGTTAGTTTCCCTGAGGAGTGGAAATGATCGACCGGAAACAAGAACGCATCCAGCGTTTCCAGCGCAAACGAAAGAAGAAAGTATTGGCGCCTAAGCCTAAGAAACCCCTAAAAGATTTAACGAAATACATCGAAGACTATGAGGACTACCTAGAATGAAAGATCAATTTGGAATGGACGTTTACCAACAGTACATCCACAAGAGCCGCTATGCTCGTTACATCCCCGAAGAACAGCGGCGCGAAACGTGGCCTGAGACCGGAGAGCGTTACACCAATTACTTTAAAGACAAAGGCCTCATCAATGACGAGGAAGCTAAGCGCATCACTGATGCCATCCTAAACCTTGAAGTAATGCCGTCCATGCGAGCCTTGATGACTGCAGGCAAGGCCCTTGACCGGGACAACGTAGCCGGTTTTAACTGTAGTTATATTCCTATTGATCATCCTCGCGCCTTTGATGAAATGATGTACATCCTTATGTGCGGCACGGGTGTGGGCTTCTCTGTTGAGCGTCAGTACATTACCAAGCTCCCTGAGGTTGCAGAAGAGATGCACCCCACTGAGACTGTTGTCTATGTTGTCGATAGCAAGATCGGATGGGCCAAAGCCTTCCGAGAACTGGTCACGTTGCTCTATGCTGGTCAAGTCCCAACTTGGGATGTGTCAGGTGTACGGCCCGCTGGCGCCCCCTTGAAGACCTTTGGAGGCCGTGCCTCTGGTCCTGAACCCCTGGTAGACCTGTTCAAATTTACTGTTGATCTGTTCAAGAGTGCAGCAGGCCGCAAGCTCAGCTCCATTGAGTGTCATGACCTTTGCTGCAAGATCGCACAGATTGTTGTTGTTGGTGGTGTGCGCCGCTCAGCCCTTATCTCCCTTAGCAACCTGACTGATGATCGCATTCGACGCGCTAAGCATGGCTCTTGGTGGGAGACTCACGCCCATCGTGGTCTTGCAAACAACAGTGCATGCTACACTGAGAAGCCGGACTTCGAAGCCTTCTTGAACGAGTGGGTTAGCCTGTATGAGTCTCGCTCCGGTGAGCGTGGTATGTTCAGCCGTGTTGCCAGCCAAAAGCAAGCAGCAAAGAATGGCCGCCGTGATGCTGACTGGGACTTCGGAACTAACCCTTGTTCTGAAATTATCCTGCGGCCCAATCAGTTCTGTAATCTGAGTGAGGTTGTGGTACGGCCCACCGATACCTACGAAACTCTGTTGAATAAGGTAGAGATCGCAACCATCATTGGTACCCTTCAAGCTACGCTTACTGACTTCCGGTATCTACGGGCCGTGTGGCGCCGCAACACCGAAGAAGAAGCTCTCTTGGGCGTTAGCCTGACTGGCATCCTTGATCATCCCGTACTGTCCGGTAAGAAGTCTAAGATGGACGGCAAGACCCTGCCTGAGATTCTTGAAGGCCTTAAGCAACATGCAGTAGAGATTAATGCTGATTGGTCCCAAAGGCTAGGCATCAACCAGTCTGCAGCCATCACCTGTGTTAAGCCCAGTGGTACGGTAAGCCAGTTGGTTGATAGCGCATCTGGGATTCATGGGCGCTTCGCTGAGCATTACATTCGACGGGTCCGGGCAGACATGCGAGACCCCCTGTGTGGAGTCTTAGAAGCCGCTGGAGTGCCGTCAGAGATTGATGTTATGTCCCCTACTACCAAGGTCTTTAGCTTTCCTAAGAACGCTCCTGGGAACGCTGTGTTCGCCTCAGACCAGACGGGCATTGAGCAGCTAGAGATTTGGGACACATACCAAAAGCATTGGTGTGAACACAAGCCGTCCATTACTGTCTACTATCGTGACAACGAATTCCTTCAGATCGGTAACTGGATGTACAATAACTTTGATGAAGTCTCTGGGGTTAGCTTCTTGCCCTATAGTGATCATACTTATCAACAGGCCCCCTATGAGGCCATCACCAAAGAACAATACACTGAGCTTCTAAAGCTTCAGCCCACGATTGTTGACTGGGATATTGTCGAGGAGTCTGATGTTACTGAAGGGTCTCAAGAGCTAGCGTGTGTGGGTGGTGCCTGTGAACTACCATGATGAATTAACACACTTGTGCAACAGGTTTGGTGTTGTCTGTAAAGAATATGGGGCTTCAGGGAAGATGGTCTCTGGCCCCATCACAAGCCAAGCATTAAAACCAGTTGACTTTTGCCCCGTGTGTGGGTTAGCATCTAGGGCACGGGTACAACGACTTATTGAGGAAATTAGCCATGATTAACCCGGACGATATTATTAATACTATGCTTGATTATTATGAATCAGATATAAATAAACATATCATGAACATTGAGATTATGTTACATAATCCCCTTGC